CTGCCGCGATGTTGATCACTGCCATGCCGATGTCCTCCCAGGACTGCCAAGTGATCACGTTGGCAATCTTGTCGATGTAGAACTTCGTGTTGTTCAAGATGTAGAACTTCCCGAAGAACTGAGGCGCCGTGAAGATGTACACGTTGCCCGGCCGGAGGATGTCGGTCTTCACCGTCCGCACGACCTTGCGGCCGAGCAGAGTGTTGTACTTGTAGCCGTCCACCACGGTCTCTGACGTGATGCGGTCGCCGAAGTCGTCGACCGTCCAGCTGAGGACGTCGTCGTGATCCACCTCGGTGATGAGGAGGCGCTCCGAGCGCAGCCGGTTGCCGTCGAGGAGCTTGAAGAGCTCCACGAAGTCTGGACGCTGGATCGGACGGACCAGGAAGTCCGTGCCGTCGGCTGCCAGGGACAGCTCGCCCTTGACCACCGCCACCACCTGCGCGAAGCCGCCGGCTGCGCGAATGGTGGTCGCGTTGTACTTGACGCCCGTCCCGTTGATCTCGGCCTGGAGAGCCTGCACACCGGACTCGATGTGACGGGTGAACTCCCGGTCTTCGATCTCCTGGATGTCCTTCACCGAGTTGTCCTCGATGATCTTCGTGATGGGGGCCTCGTAGGCCAGAAGCTCCTGCTCCGTCTTCTCGAACTTCTCGCTCGAGATGGTGAAGAAAGGAACCTCCGCCTTGGGGCCTCTCACGAACCGCGCCGTGGGCTGGTCACGGAAGGTGATTGCCATGGCGCGGCTTTGCGGCTCCACGTCCACGATCTTCACGAGCGTGTCGTGGTTGACCGAGCGCTGACAATCCGCCCTCGTGACCTGCTCGGGCGGCAGGATGTGGCGGCTGTACGCCACTTCACGGAGCCGGTCACGGATCCAGGACCCGCCCAGCTCGGCGATCTTTGACTTGCCCTCAGCGCTGTCGAGGCGCTGATTGAACATCTCGATTGCTGCTTGAACCATGCTCATCGTCGTTCTCCTTCAAAGTCTTTCTGAATGGCTTTTTCGTCCTTGCCGTTAGGCTTAGACGCGGATGAACCGCAGCCAGTTGTTGTTGTTCACGGGCAGCCGAGTGGCGTACCCAACAATGTAGCCCGCGGTCCTCTTGAAGAGGCCGCGCCGGATGATGCCGCCGATGCTGACGTCCCACACCGACAACGCGTCACCCAAGCCGATCCCGGTGCCGTACATCATCATGGTGTCCGCTTCGTATGGACCCATGTAGAGGAACGGACCCTTGAGGATCGCTTGCGTCTCGTACCGGCCGCGCTCGGCGAAGTACGCGAACGACGGGACCATGGCCTCGTCGTCCGGCGCCGGCGCACCCGCCAGCGCGTTGTTGCCGCCGCGCATCATCTTGTAGGCGGAGTCGAGCTGCAAGAACTCGCCGTCCACGAGAGGCCGCACGTCGGTTGGATTGAGGATCTGAGAAGCAGTGAACTCGAAGGGACGACGTTGAATCGTCTGGAATTCGCTGACAAGCTTGAAATTGATCATGGCTACCTAACCTCCAAAAGGGGTTTTGTTTGTTGATTCCCGCGCCCTCTCGCCTACTCTTCCGTGGGGTCTTCCCCCGTGGTGATGTAGTGCTCGAAGGCTTCTTGGCTTCCACCATTGCCAGACGGCCGGTCACTGATGTTGCCAAAAAGCTGGCTCTGAGGAGCCGCCATCTTGATGGCCTCTTCGGTGACTTCGAGGTTCTGAGACTTCTGCACGGCCGCCACCTTCTGATCGAAGGTGAGGTCGGGCGAAAGGCCCTTCTCGTCCATCTCCCTGGCGATCTTCACCACCCGGCTGTTCCTCTCGTAAGCCGCGATCTTGGCCAAAGCCGCGTCACGTTCACGAGCGGTCTGACGGATAGCGGCTCCCGCCTGTTTGAGGAGAGAAGCCGCATCGTGCGAACTGATCTTGTTCATGGCTTTTCCTTTCCTCCGACTGGAGCCTTAGAGAGACCCCATGGAGCCAGACGCACCAGAGCCGAGACCGAAGTCAGAAGAACCACCACCTGTGGCGCCCTGACCCATCTTGGCTGCTGGAGCAACTCCGGCTGGAGGAGCTTCTCCGGTTTCTTGAGCCTCGCCCACCGCTGCCTCTCCCCCGCCGGCACTCGCCGCCAAGAGAGCATGAGCCTGGGCCAGGTCCTCAGGTGTGACACCAGCGGCGGCTGCGTTGAGGGCATGTTCCATCACTGCCGGGTCGCCTTCACCTTCGACGCCGGAGGCCGCTACCGCTGCCGGATCGGCTGCGGGTTCGGTTCCTTCGGCTCCGATGGCAGCGGCCGGCGGCATGGGCTGTTCCCCTTCCGCGAGCTTGGCCAGTGCTTTCACCTTGAGGGCATTGCCCTTCGAGGCAGAAGCGAACTTCCGGATCATCTCCTTGGCCGCAGAAATCTTCACACCCGCTGAGGAGGTGTTATCCAGCGACTCCTGGAGAGCTTTGTCAGTGGCCTCCGACATGGAGGGCTCACTGAGGATCTCAGAGAGGGCGCTCTTGTTCTGGCGCTTGGCCTGGGCCTTGGTAGCATTGATGGCAGCTTCGTTGCTGCTCAACAGCTCCCGGCCTGAGCCTTCACCCGAATTCGGAGCGGTCTCTCTGGGGGTATTGCTTCCGGCTTCCGCACCTTGCGAAAGCTGGCTGGGGATACCGGGCTCCCTCTGGAGCTCAGGATCTGTACCCGCCGAGATCTGCGCTGGGTACAGCGCATCCTCGCCGAGCTTGGAGAGCCCGAGCACACTGAGAGCCACTTCCTTCGGAATCCCTGCCTGGGCAGCCTTCATGAGCAACACCTTGGCCTGCTTGGCGGCCGCGGCTCGCTTTTGAAGGGCTACCTTTTCCTGGCCGGTGATCCTCGCGAGGATGCCCCGAGCCCGAGCTTGCTTGAGCACTTCCTCGGGTTGGGATGGCATCATCATGTCCAGATTGGTTTCCAGGGCATTGGGAGGACTGGTCGGATACGGCTTCTCGCTCGGCACCACCGTCTTGGGCGGTTGGTTACCCGAAGTTGCCTCACCCAGGTCTCCGCCGACAGGCGCATCGCCAGTCGTCATCGCCGGGGCGGCGAGCATTGCCGAATTCGGCCCACCGGGATTCGGAGCACCACTGTCGAGAGCTGGAGCGTTCGGTGACTGCGAGTCGCCCGGTGCCTCTTGATGCTGGTGCTCACCCTTGTCGCCTTCCCCCTTGTATCCATCGAGCGAAGGTTCGCAGGGGGCATCTTTGCCCACTTCGAACGCGCGCTTCGACAGAGCTTCGTGGACGGCGCCATACTCCGCCAGCTTCTGCTGAGGAGTGCGGGTGTCGTTGATGGAATGGATGTTCTCGGCCAAGTAGTCGCAAGCATCCGCGATCTTGCTGAGCTGCTGGACTGAGAAAGACGAGCTGCCACTGCGGGCTGGCGAGCCAAATTGGGGCTGACAGGCTGCTACCTTCGTTTTGACCCCAGAAGAAGTAGCGTCCGCTGCCATCTTCTTTTTGGCATCTCCGAGCACCGAGTGGACCATCTCGAAAACCGACATGTTCATGGACGGTCTCCTTCTAGGTTCTCACGGGCGGCGGCTCGAGTGATTTCATTTCACCACCCGGTTCTCCAGCCGCCGCTGGCGCAGTTGAATTCACAATGCTGTAGTTGGTCGTCTTGGCTGGCTTCGGCATCGTCGTAGATGGACCAAAGCCTGGGCTCGGAAGTGGCTTCGCCACGGTGTTGGCACCATTGCCGCCAACCAGAGGCTTTGCTGGCGCCGCAAAGTTGGCTGCAATTTTGCTCATCTCATCCATAAACGAAGCCACCATCACCGAGTCCATATCAATTCGACCTCAGCGGCTACTCTTCCGAGACGTAGCCGTTTTCAGCCAGCATTTCCCATGCTCTCTGCTCGACCGCCGACGCCAACTTCTCGTCGCCGTTTTGGCCGATGCCGTTCTCGTCCAAGATCTCGAGAGCGCGCTGCTCTGCGAGGGTGTCGAGAGCAGAGCTCTCCTTCTTGTGACCCGCGGCATAGCCCGCGCCTCCGATTGCCGCCGCACCGCCGCCGTAGAGACCGCCGGTCTCTGCGGCCCCACGGATGGCGCCCTTGAGGCCCTTCTTGTGAGCTTCGGCGCCAGCGGCCAGACGCTTTCCAGCGATCTCGCCGAACTGCTTGGCGCGCTTCGGGCTGTGCTTGCCCATTTCCTTGGCCGCCTCGCCCATGCCTTTGAGGTGCTTGCCTTCCTTCATGGTCTTGAGGCCACCACGAAGGTGCTCGGCCTTGGCTGCGCTCTGGATGCCGCCCCACGCCTTGTGAGCGAGGCCTTTGGCCTTGCCGGCGATGTCGGAGACGGCTGCTTCCTTCTCGATCTCGGCCTTCTCCTGCATGTAGGAATGGGCCATGACGCGCCCGAGGAAGTCGGCTTGCGCCACTTTCTCTTCGGCGGTCTCGCCCTCGCCTTCCTTGGCCTTGGCGCCCGCCTCTTCCGCCCGCTCGTGCGCGGGGGTTTCGTCATCCTCATGCTCCTTGGGCTCGCCCTCTTCGGCCGCCGCCTTCACGAGCGCGCCCTCCGGGAACAGGCTTTGGGCAACCTTGAGGATCGCTTCGGGGGACAGGGTGTCGACGTCAATGCCTTCCGAACGGAGCGCGTCATCGAGGAGCTGAGCTTCTGCCAACTTCTCAGTGTCGTCACTCTGGGCTGGGGCACCGATCGTCTCGCGAGTGCCGTACATCTCTGCCAAAAACTGGTTCATGGTACCTTCTCTCCTGAGTAGTGTGTTTTGGGTCTCTCAGGCCCATGGCACATCGCCGAGGATGATAGTCCTCTCATGCCCCGCCTGCATAGAAGAAATTTCTGGTTCACGCTAGCACCTTTTGCCGTAGGGCCTGTGCAGTCTCGAAAATCCGATCTGCTATTTCTTGCCCCTTTGGCGTCTTCAAGAGCTCGCGTATCCCTGCTGCGATCCCGATGGCGCTGAGCCACGGGTGTTCTGCGAGTAGTGAGTCGAGTGGACCGACGTCTTTGCCGTGGTCCGACTTCTCTTTCTGGTGCGCCGAGTACATCAGCGTCAACGGAATCGACCCTAGGATCAAAGCTGCTGATCTCCGATCGATGCCTTCGGCTGACTTGAAGAAGTCGCTGGGCCCCAAATCGTACACACGAGCGTGCAGCTCCGGCAAGCTCGGTACAACGAATGGAGTTTCTGCTGCGACCTTCATCATTTCTCGACGGTACCAATTGTATGCGCCCGACACCTTGGATAGAAGCGGAGAATCTACTTTGGTGGGCGCTTCTTTGGGCTCGGTCTGGATGACGATGATGCGCGCGATGCGTCGTCCAACCACAGGCCCCAGATAGGACTTGTCCTCGAGATACGGCATCAGCGCCTTCATGATGTCGGGGCTCATATGCAATGGACTCAGCGGCGCGCACGGGGCGACCTCTTGATCTGTGGGTTTGAACTCAACACCACCTGCATCCAATTCTCTTGCCAGCCCCTCGTGCCCCAAATTCGACAGAGCCAGATGCTGGAACTCCCTCGGCTTCAACACCATCCCCATGAGCGATGCTGTTGCCAGAACCTTCTGAAGGTCTGGGCTGTTCCCGAGCTCCTCCAGCATATCGGCAGGAAGCTCGGGTTCGGCGTCAGAAAGCACAGGACCAACACGACCCACCGCTTTGCTGGGAC